ACATTTACTTTGATGTACTTATCTGCATTGCCTGTGAAGTCAAGGTCATCTTTTAACGCTTGCAGTATCTCGTCTAAGTTTACGTTTATTGTTATCGCCATTATAGGTTGATATTAATTGTTTCGTCTTCGGCTACGTTGATGTTTAATGTCTGCTGCAATACGCCTTCTACATACACGCTAAATGGCACGTTGTAAGGAGTTGTAGGCACTACTGCGCCACTTGTTATATCGAATGGTAAACTTGCTCTGTCGTAATCGTAAGGTGCTTTAATGCTCATTGTTAAAGCCTGACCTACATAGCTTGTTCTGCCTTTGCTATCAAAAGGCTCTATGCTTACTGTGTTAAAGTTTACATCTATGTCTTCGTAGATATTAACGCAGTTTGTGGAATCACTACCACTACTTACTCCACGCAGAAAGCTGATAAAGTCTAATGCAATCAGCATCGTGTCGTTATGGATGTTTGTTCGGGTCTGCTGCTCGTAGCCTACAAGTTCTTCCCCTTTATTGTTTATGTCCATAAATACACAGCTTAACTCGTAAGTTATTTCGTGTATAGCCGGCACTATATTGGTGATGTCGAACAAGAAGTAAACACCATTGGTCTTTTTCTTCCAGTCAATGTCAATAGGTTCAGAACCTACTTGAAACTCACTTATCTGTGCGTGCCGAGTTCCGAAGTTCTCCGCTAAGTCTATTATCCGATTGTATGTTACGCTTAATGCCACGTTCTTCTTTTTCTATGTACTTCTTTAACTTTAACAGATGCTTGAATGGTACTTTTTTCATTTCTTACATACGTTATACCTATCTCCATAATCCACATCTATGTCATTACACTTACCTCTTCTGCCCCCTAAGAATATAGCTGACTTAAACTGATTTCTGTTAGGGTGTATCTTGTCTATGCCATCGCCAGGATTGTCGTACAATGGGTAAGATGTGTTATTCTCTATCAAGTATAGGGTAGCACGATTGGCGTAGAACTCTGCCCAATTCATGTACTCTTCTTCCATGCTGTCAATGGTCTTGCTTGAAGGGGTGATGTAGTTCTCATCTTCGTACTCCTTCATCCCTATATTGCCAAACTTGTAAGTGATACGCCTAATTAACTTTGCACTCACCCACCACTTCATTGCAGGGAGCAACTTATTCATTAAGGTGGTGTTTAAGGATGTTAGACTATTAGGTATCTGACTAAGCAATTCTTCGTACAATCCAGTTCCTACTATCTCTTGCACAAATGTGTCTTGACATAGTTCAATTACGGGGGTAATGTACTCCGAGTTTACGTTCTCGTCTATTACCGTGTGCCGCTTAAAGTAAGCGGGTGTCATTAATAATTTATTCGTTGCCATCTGCTCTGTAAATTGGGTTTCCTTGTTCGTCTACTACTACTACCACTTGCTTCCATTCATGTCTGCAAAATGGTACTGCTGCTACACTTCCTGGCTCTCTATACCATCCACCTCTGCTTAAAAATACATCTGTTACTTCGGGAGCAAAGTCAGCTTTCATGTCGTTACGCATCTCATCTATCTCTTCTATGGTGTAAAGCCTTCCGTTGGCTGTCTGTGCCATCATTCGCTGACAAAACTGCCTACTTCTACTGCCTGGCTTTAATGGGGCTGCATCATCTCTAAGGTTGTACTCAAACATGATCTTGATGTTATTAGGAGCATTCATCAACTTGGCGGCATTCTTGCCACGCCTTGTTACTCTTGTAGCACTACCTTCTCTTGTGATGTAACCTAATGCCATCAGCAAACCACCCATTTCCCAAATGCTTTCTAATGGGGTATCAGTAGCCGCACTAAGATCGGTGTAACTTAAATCAGGTGATGCTGCAATAAGACCTAATAATGTCAATGCAAATGGACTAAGTTCCTCTTGAAACTTAAACAATTCGTTAGGCTCTGTATACCCTTCATCAGAACGCAAATAAACGCTATCTGTGAGCAGTCTTGCTTCTTGTGGTACTTCTACTCCCTTGCCTTCAAGATAGTCTGCCATAGCTGCCTCTAAATCGCTGAAATTGACTTTAACATCTGACATTGCAACTTGCTCTTGACTTTCAAGGGTTAGATTCATGTCATAGCGGTCATTAAGCAGCTTTCTTATCTCATCCCTATCAAGATGTTCCATGATGACATTTTCGCTAAATGGAACGCCTATATCTACTGGCTTTAATTCGTCTATTAGGTAAGTTGCGTTCACATCACCGAATACCCTTGCTATCTTGTTAAGCGTTCTTAGGATAGGCTTTTGGCGGTTGTGTATGTACGTTTTCTTAAAGGTTTCGTATGATACGGCAATTTCATCACGACCACCTAACTGCGTTGCTACACGAACACCGAATAGCATAGGTGAAGTAACTTGATGACCGGTAAAGATATTCTGCTGAACGTTCTTCTCTACCATGTCAAACTGCTTGTCAAGGTCGTTAGCCATTAATCGCTCTATGGTGGGTGCTGCTTCCTTAGAAGGGCTGAACACCATCACGAAGCGGTTAGCGTTTTCACTGCCAGTAAACTTGCGTTCAAGTTCTCTTTCGATGAACTCTTGCTCTTCTTCTGTTTCAGGTACTCCGTTGTTAAAGCTAATCAGCGTACCCGCACTAAATCCGTTCTTAATGTTATTGAGGTGGTAGTTTGCTATCTCTACGGTTGTTTCAATAGCTGCCAATGCCCCTTGATAGATAGGAAGTGGGTAGTGGTTCATTTCAGGTCTGTGTTCCCGATGAATGATAAGACCACGTTTCTGATTCTCATCATAAGGGTCAAACAACTTGTACTCCTTTATCGTAGGTCGGTAGTTTCTGTTGCCGTACTTATCAAGCCAATTATCGCTATAAAAGATAGTCTTTTCGTCTTCGCTGAATCTTAGTCTGCTGAAATCTATGTGGTAGAAATTGTATCCACCACCACGCCTTCTGATTACTTCTATGCCATAGCCATTGAACAACTCATTGTCCATAAACAGCTTTGCCATTAAGCTATACCAATCTTCGTGTTCATTAGCAGAAGAAACAAAGTCAATAGCTTTCGCAGCATCTACCTGGCTGATGCCCTCACGCTTTACCATTAAGCCCTTACCTTTCAGATAAGACACTTTGCCATTGACAAGGGCATTATGCACGGCACTTTGATTATAGAGGTCGATGAGGTATTGGGGGAAATCATTATTTTCTCCCCAGTACACCCACTTCTTTCCTCTAACTTCTTGCACCTTTGGCACGAAGTATTGTTTAAGTTCGATGACTTTTGAGCCACTATACCTATTTTTAGTCGGGGTCGTATCCTTCATTGTCGTATTCTAAATTCGGACTTTGATTAGTTATTGTTGTTCCTTGCACTCTTGCAAATCCTGTTTCTAATAGTCTGTCGTTTTGCGGTATGTCAAGATCGTTGGTTGTCTTGCCATAAATCGTGTACTTATAATCGCCTTCGTACTCAAAATAAACTTGACTACCGGTTGTGTTTGCACTCGTCATAGATGTAACTGCAAACAGATTATACCTTTCAGGATATTGTGATGTATCTTGCGATGTGAACTTAACCGTATCTGCATTAAACAGCGAACTGAATACAAATAGGTAATAGTTGTATGTGGTATCCGTATCTTGCGTTACGGTAACTACGATGTTGTTTGTGGTATTTTGATTAATTACTATCAAGGGTGTCTTTACTATAAAGACACTAAAATAAAAAAGTGCATGAGTTTTCGTAGAGTAGCAAAAGTAGATAGCAATCAAAAGGAGATTGTAAATGCGTTAAGGTCAATAGGGGCGCACGTTGTGCATACACATCAGATTAAAAATGCCTTTGATATTCTTGTTTCCTATCGGGGTAAAGTTACACCTATGGAGATAAAGGATGGAGATAACTTCCCTAAGAAGTTCTTTAAAATGACTGGCAATGAAAAAGCCCTCTATTTAGAAGGCTTGCTTACAGATGGTGAAAGGGAGTGTATGAATGGGTTTATCGCTACCGGAACGAAATATGCGATAGTCTATGACATTGATTCTGCCATTGCGGCACTAACTTAGCGCAGCCAATCCCAAAGTTGCTGATGCACGAAATCTCTATCGTCATTCAGTTCGTCTAACTCTTCTTCTGTCATAGATCTGCCATCATAGTCTGCTGATTCAATGTAGGCATCGCAGAAGTCGGGATAGTCTTTTACCTCAACGCCCGAAATCTTTATGTTATCTATTTTAGCGTAGTCCATATTCGTATCAAAAAAGGGGCTGATTAACATAATGTATCACAGCCCCATATATGTATAAAAAAACCAAATTGGCAATTAATTATTGGAAGCATTATAGCTTCGCTCCAACTCCATGTCCTTTAAGTGATCTTCTATTAAATCACTAACGCCATCTAAAATGTACTCTTTCTCTTCTTCCGTGAAAGGGGAAAGTGTATTAAGCATATTCTGAAACATCAGATTGCCCAATACGTTCAGTTCGTTTTGTTTTTGTATATTCATAGGTTCAAAGGTAATAAAAAAGGGGTAACTTTTCAGCTACCCCCTTAATTTGGAATGGTTCTAAATTATACAGCCGTGAATGCTGATGAAAGGACAAGCCTTGCGGGTTCGGGTTCTTTACCCATAAAGGTAAGACTATACCCGTTTCTGTCAGAGAAAGCCTGACCAAGTGTGATTTGGCTATCGCCAGTCAAATCAAGACCGCTTACTTCTCCGTACAACCAATAGTTGTCGTTTGAATCTAATGCAATACACATCAGCCTTGCTTGTGCTAATAGCTTTATCTCGTTGCGCTTCGCTTGCTCGCTCTTGTTCAATACATAAGTTACGCTCTGCTCGTAAACCACAGTTCCGTTCTCAACGCTAACTTGTATGGTTTCACTTGCATTTGAAGTTTCCTTCACGCACTCATAGGTATAGAAGTCGGCAGCAGGAGAGCCATCGTCTATGTCTGTTACCGTACCGGTTGTGTTGGTAGTAACGGTGGTAATAGAACTGAACTCACGAAAGAACAGCTTTTTGATACCACCGATACTATCTTTACAGCCTACGGTAAATCCTTGTGTTAAATTACAAGCCATGCTTAGTCCTCCTTCCTATTAAACTAAGGTGAACTGAACAATCTCGTTAGGGTAAGCTACTTGTACCCCACGCTTGAACCTAACGCTGTACTTGATATTGTCATCATCCATCGAATACCACATCTTGAACTCTTCCATGTCGCTAACCAAGTCAGTTCCCAAGAAGATGTGTGGTGTGCGACCTAAGAACATTCTGTTAGTGCTGTCAAGTCCGTGAACTCCTACAACCTTAACGTTCTTTCCAGGTACTACCAATTCGTAGTTAGCCCACTCGGTAGCGTTGGTGTGGAACAAGTTAGCAGCCATCAATGCGTTTACATAGATGTCGAAGAAGTCTGTTCCCATAAACAACACCTTGTCACCCTTAGTCTTGATCTTAGCAGGAGCAGCATCGCACATTGCGTTTACTACTGCGATAGCGTTAGATGAAGTGAAGGCGGTGGCAGATGTGGTGTTACCCGAAACTACTCCTGATGCAGCACCGATAATCTTGATAAGACCATCGTACTTGTTAAGGTATTCACTACCGCTTGTGGTATCTCCCTGCCAGTCCAAAACTTCAACGTGTTCGTGAATAAGGCTTACCAAAAGGTCTGAAATCTGATTAGCGAAAGTCAGTTCTTCATTTTCAGCATTAGCACCTGGTCTAAGCAAGATTTGTGTCCACATAGCACGCAAGTCTTTGGGGCAAAGTTCGTCTTGATATTTGATGTTCCCCACGGTGATGTTGCGCTGCGTAAAAGTAGCACTACCACTTGGGTTGAACCCACAAGATGAATCAGATAGCGGCACAGCATCTACGGCAAGCAGTTGAAGGGCATCGCTGGTTTTGATCCCTGTTTGAAGCCCACCGAAATAACGTGCGCTCCTTGATTCAAAGAACGATCTACCAATGAGTTCGGTGGACTGCTCATTGATATAGTTGGTTAATGATGATACGTTAAAACTCATTTTTCTGTTTTATTGGTGGTTTTACTTTTTAAGTTGGTTAAAGATTGCTGCGTACTTGCCTTGCTCTGCAAACTCAACAGAAGGCTTACGAGTAGGCTCTTCTGTCGGTACTTTGCTCAATTCAGCTTTAAGGCTGTTTACGGCACTAATTACTTCCTCTACCTGTGCATTCTTGTTCTCTGAAAGTTTTACTTCCAACGCTTCAAGTTTGGCGGTGTAGGTTTCTAATGATTCTGCGAATTTGGCTTCGATTGCGGTAAGCCTTTCGTCAAGCTGCTTGTTGAGTTCTTCTTTGAACTCTACTTCGTTAAACTGGTTCATTTCTTCGTGTTGTTTCATTAACAAATCTGTTACTGCCCCTGATTCTACTACCACAATATCGCCATTCTCCAACTCATACTGCCCTGAATCGGCAGCTACTACCCCTTCACCCGACATTACATAAAACTTGCTGCCTGCGGTGAGTGTTTCATCACTCCAAGCAACCATAGTTCCATCCATTGTGCGGGCTTTTTGGTACTCCACTTCTTTCTCCTTAGCGAAAAGTGCTTGAATCTTGTTTAGGGTTTCAATTATTTCTTTTTTGTAATCCATGATTCTTTACTATTAAAGACTTGTATATAAATTAGTTGTTTAATTTTGTTTGTAAAGTGCTGATTCTAATTGCTTTAATGCACTTAGCAGTTCTGCTTCTTTATTCTGCTCTTCTGCAAACTCTACTGGCTTCATCTCAAATGCACCTTCTATGCTGAATCCGTTAAACTTACCGGACTTGGCTTCTATCCACGTTTCTTCGTCATCTATCTTATAGCTTCCGAACCAACTGCCATCTTTGGCAAACTCAAAGCCTTTGGGTGGGTTTACACCACGCTCTCTGTCTATCATGTAGCTTTCAAACATATAGGCGTTCCGTACCATGTCTTCTTTGTTATGGTCTTTGTTGCTGCCTATGTGTCTGCCTTCCTTAAAGAACTTCTGCATTACCTTCTCTATCGTATCTCTACGGAGAACTACATAATAGGGCTTCCCTTCTTCGTCTACCCTTAATACTGGAAAGTCTGCTAAAAGTATCGCACCACTAACAATACGCTTTTCTTCTGATTGTATCTGAAAGGCGTACTCTTGTCTGCTCATGCTTTCTCTCTTGCGCTCTAACTGATTAAGTTTGCTTTCTGCCCAAGTCTTCATGCTATCACCACCCCACGCATCATACATGATGCTGCCACATATTTCCTTGCCATCATCATCAAAGTACTTCCCCTGATCGTAGGTTTTTGCTCTGCTTAGGAAGCTGAAAATGCGCTTAATCATAGCCTCATCGAAAGACTTGCCTTGCGCTATCTGTCTTGCACGAATCCAACCCACTTGCGTACCACAATCGCTGCCGTTCTCTTCCTTGTGCTTGATGGCACGTTTAGCATTTGATATTGCACTTTTTGGATAGTCGGAGAAGAATATCTTTTCAGACATTAGTTCTTCTTGCTTAGACTGTATGCTAAACAATTCCTCTTTAATGTCGCTAAAAGCAACCCAATTAGATTTCATTGCGGGGCTATCTACAAAAGAAACCAGGCTTACGCCATCTTCTTCCCCATTCATTATAAGTTCAAATATTGGTAACATAATCTATTCTTAAAGACACTAACTTTATTTTTTATCCGACTTTTGCTTTCTGCTCCCTATCAATACTCGTTTTCTGTGCGCCCGTGATGTCTGATTCTAAGACTACAATGCGCTGCGTTCTCGGTATAATATTAAGGCTTCCTGTTCTATCTGGAAACTGCGGGTCAATCGTGCTAAACCCTGACATTGGGTATGGGTAGCCACCTTGAATACCCCCTCCATTTGCTGATGGAGCAGAAGAACTGCCACCATTAAACTGCTGCGACAATATGGTTGTAACATTAGCTAATCCTGCTGCGATTGCTGCTGCCATCATTGAAAATCCTAATGGAGTACCACCACCCGCTGCAAGAGCAGCGTTAGCTGCTGCGTAGGTGTCAATAGTAGCTTGCGCCACACGAAGTGCTTTATCACGATTAAACGCTTTTCTTTGCTCTGCTTCCGTTTTCCCAGCGAAGGCTTGATTCATTGCAATAAGAAAACCGAAGGTGTTAGATGCAGCTTGCAGTTTAGCTTGCTCTGTTTGGTGTATTCTATCTAATGCCCTTTTACTTGCATCTTCTTCGTCATCTAACTGCGTGTTTACTTGTTTTAATTGCTCTGCCCTCCTTTTCCTTGCATCCTCCTTTTCTTGTTCTGCTCTCTTATCAGCGTACTTTTTTCGTATCCTATTTATCTCTTCCTCTTGTCGTTTGTATATTTCAGAAGTTTCCGAGTACATAACGCCAACACCTTTCATTATGGCTATTTCTTCTGCAACTTTTATCAGTTCTTTATATTCTTCTACAACCTTCGCTATCTCTTGCTGTTCTTCTGAAAGGCTATCTATGTATAACTCTCTGTCTTTTTTGGCTATATCATCGCTAAGCTGCTTTTCTAAATCATTTAGTTTATCAAGGTACTCTTGGAGTTCTTCGTTTAGGTCAAAGTAGGCTTTCTTTTCTTTCTTTAATCTTTTTTCCTTTTTATCATTATCCTCCTTCTTTCTTAACTCTTGTAACTTTAATTCTAACTCGGCTTGCTCTCTAAGTATTTCATTATATTCTTCTTCTAATCCACCCCTTTCTTCTTGATAAGCCTTGCCGAGATCCCTTGCTAATGATTGCCATGAATAAAAGTTTTTAACTCTTATCAATGCTTCTTGCCAAAAGCCTAATTCTGGATTTTGTATTTCTTGTAATTTTTTCTGCGCTTTCGCAGCAAGAAGAGCAGCTTCTGCTGAAAGGTTTAAATATTTTGTGTAGTTTTCTGTGTCTATTGCTAAATCACCAGTAAGTTCAATAGACCTACCCATTTCATCGTTTAAGGTTTCAAGGGCAACTTTATATTGATTTTCGCCCAAAGATGCATCTAACGCACCCTTTAACACTTCAAGCCTTTGCGCTTGCTCTTCAAATGATTCTGTAAGACTTTTTGTTTCCTCTTTTGCTTTGCGCTGTGAATTAGCCCACAAGTCTATAAGACCAATCACAAGCTGAAACCCTACAATAAGTCCGTATGGACCTCTGATTGCAGTAGAGAGCAAGGTTCGCATGGATTTCCCAGTAGCCTTTGCTTCTTGCTGCAACAATACCATTGATATGGACAGAGAAGACAAGTTGTTTGCTATGGCTCTAATACCTTGTGAGAAGCCCATTCCGAACTGCCCCATATCAGAGAAAGCGTAACCTAATGCAAGTAATGATGCTGTGGCTGCTGCTGATGTATCGCCAAAGTTCTTAACTTGTGTTCTTGCTTGATTTGTAGATTGAGATACATCTTTGCTTGAACTTGCTAAATCCCTTTGCGCTTTTGAAAGCTGATCTACCTTTTGCTTTGTAGCTACATAGTCCTGTCCACCAATAGTCATGGTAGCCATTTCCTTTTTCAGTTCATCTATGCGCTTTTTAAGCCCCTCAATAGTGTTTACACTCTCGCCAGCATCGACAATCAGCTTTAATATTTCTTCGTAATTTGCAGCCATTAGAACTCTATTATTTGATAGTATATTTTAATTGTTAAATCTCCACCCGCTTCGGCATCTTCTACGTTATTGATGATGCTTACGCCTTCACCGAAGTCAAGTGGGTTAGTGCTTAAAGTCCATAGCAAGTATTTGTCTGCTGCACCCGCTATTGCGTTTGTGCCAGTAGCAAGTGTGCTATTTGTGGTAGTGGTAGCAAGTACAAACTGCCCACCAAATGCGTATGGTGTTCCGTTGTAGTCGTAGAATGAAACTACCTTGTTTATCTGATAGTATTGATTACTCGGTAATTCGGGTAATACGGCAAGGTAGCTGCTGAATGTGTCTGCAATTTGACCTGAATCTAAAACTATTTCAGCGTACTTCTCTACAAATATGTTGTTAATCCACGCTTCATCTCCTTGAACTATCCTGCCATCGGTATTTACTAAGAAGGCATTATCGCCCCTAACTTCGTTATTGTTGCTATTGAAGATAGAAGCCTTTACATTGCCGCCTATATTGTTTTCTCCGTAAACAAAGCCTTTAAAGTATTGGAACTCTTCACCGCCATTTCCTATGTTTACACTATCCGCATATCTGTCAAGTTTGTTGCCAGTTAGTACACGCATGAAACCTGGAATCGGGTCATCGCCACCACCGATTGTTCCTCTACCGCCATTGAATGCACCACGATTAACGAAGTGCTGCTGCTTTGGATTCCATTTTAAGAACTTACACTTGGTTGTACTGCCACCTTGTAAGTCGTAGTCCATAACTTCGAGCAATCGG